GTGCGTACAAACCCGACGGACAAGGGGGTCTATTCCCACTGAAGCAAAAGCGTCACAGGGAAGACCAGTCCAGGGTCGAAATATGGTACCAGATGCAGAATTGGTTGGAGGAGAACTATTAGGAGATAGGGCTGTGACACTTTAGAGACGGTTTGTGACAGTAATTTAAGCCTTTAAAATGCGGGAAAACAGCCCTATTTCCAGATTTTGTTACACTTTTACATAAAACAGTCTATCTGTATAATAATAATAATAATAATTATATATATAGAAGTTTTCTGGGAAAAAGTGTAACTGTCACAGGCGTCACAGCCAGCAAAGGAGAAAACATGGATTTTTTCAAGATCCTCCAAAAATCACCCAAAAAGGGAGTGTTACACATATTCCCCGATTTTCGGGTTCTTCGTTCGAAGGATCTTATGATCAGAGGCAAGTCCTTTTATGCCATCTGGGACGAGGATCGCGGACTTTGGTCGACCGACGAGTTTGACGTTCAACGATTGGTTGACAAGGAGCTTTATGAGTATAGTAAGGTAGTTACTAATCGGGTTGGGGACGACGTCGATATCGAAGTTAAGTACATGGGCGATTTCAGCTCCAATAGTTGGGCTCAGTTCCGAAAATATTTGGGATTGCTAACAGACAATGCTCACCAGCTCGACGAGAAGTTGACTTTTGCTAACACCGACTATAAACGGACAGACTACGTCAGCAAGAAATTGCCATACCCCCTAGAGCAAGGCTCCATCGATGCTTGGGACACCTTTATGTCCACGGCTTACGATCCAGAAGAAAGAGAGAAGATCGAATGGGCCATCGGAGCCATTGTCGCCGGAGAAGCTAAGAACATTCAAAAGTTTCTCGTGATATATGGCGAGGCAGGCAGCGGTAAGTCTACAGTGTTGAACGTTATTCAAAAACTCTTCGACGGATATTACACCACATTCGAATCCAAAGCATTAGGCTCAATGAACAATGCCTTTGCTACTGAGGCTTTTCGTGGTAACCCGCTAGTTGCAATAGAGCATGACGGCGATCTGTCCCGCCTGGAAGATAATACAAAGCTTAACTCTTTAGTGTCTCACGAAGAGATGACAATGAATGAGAAGTATAAGCCCAACTACACATCGCGATCAAATGCGTTCGTCATTATGGGCACAAACAAACCTGTTCGTATTACAGATGGCAAGTCAGGTCTGTTGCGACGTCTTATCGACGTCAATACTTCAGGGCGCACTCTTCCTATTCACCAATATCAAGCGATCGTATCTAGAATGGACTTCGAGCTTGGCGCTATTGCACAACATTGCCTTGACGTGTTTCGCAATCTAGGCCCCGATCGATATTTGAGTTATAAGCCCACACGCATGCAGTTCGAGACAGACATATTCTTTAATTTTGTCGAGGACAAGTTCTACGTATTCAAGCAGCAGGATGGCACGACTCTTACCCAGGCTTGGGATATGTACAAACAGTTCTGTGAAGAAACATCAGTGGAATATCGCCTGCCAAGACACAAGTTCCGTGCGGAGTTGAAGAACTACTTCAGAGATTTCCGCGAGGTTGGGCGAAATGTTGATGGCAAGCAGATGAGAAGCGTATTCGCCGGTTTTATTGTTGACAAATTCACATCGTATATTAAACCCGAGCAAGAAGAACCCTTTTCTTTATCGCTAACTCACACTGAATCCTTGCTTGATTTAGAACTAAAAGATCAACCAGCCCAATATTCTGTCGGTGACGACGGAGCACCAAAACAAAAATGGGCCAACGTTACAACAACATTATCGGATATAGACACAACACAGTTGCACTATGTTGTACTTCCTGAAAACCATATTGTTATCGACTTTGACTTGAAGGATGACAACGGAGAAAAGTCTGCGGAGTTAAATCTTGAAGCAGCAAACAAATGGCCACCCACTTATGCCGAGTTTAGCAAGAGCGGAAAAGGGATTCACCTTCACTATTTTTATGACGGTGACCCCAACAAGCTAGCTAATTTACATTCACCCGGCATCGAGGTTTTTAGAACCATTGTCGGAGAGAAAGGGCCAAAAGCGCTTCGTCGAAGGCTATCGAAATGCAACAACATACCGATATCTCACATCAGCAGTGGTCTTCCACTAAAAGGAGAGAAAGTAGTGATCGATGCTAAAGCAGTATCCAGCGAGAAAGGTCTTCGCGAGCTCATAATCCGCAATCTCAACAAAGAAATTCACCCAGGCACAAAGCCTTCGATCGACTTTATCCACAAGATACTAGAAGATGCCTACAAATCTGGTTTGAAGTATGACGTCAGCCAACTATTTCCGGCGGTCTTGGCTTTTGCCAACAACAGCACAAATCACGCAGACTATTGCGTCAAGCTGGTTAGCAAAATGAAATTTCAATCAGAAGAGAAGGAGGAGGAACCTTTACCCGAAAACTATGCGAATGACGATCTGGTTTTCTATGATGTTGAGGTTTTTCCTAACCTGTTTGTTGTGTGTTGGAAGTTTCAGGGCCCGGATCAAACCTGTGTCCATATGATAAATCCGACACCAAGTGACATGGAAGACCTTTTCAAGTTGAAGCTTGTTGGGTTTAATAATCGACGATATGACAACCATATTCTCTATGCCAGATATTTGGGCTACGACAACGCTAGACTTTTCGAGGTTAGCAGCAAAATTACAAGTAATGAAAGTCAAAATGGTTATTTTAGAGAAGCGTACAATGTATCCTACACGGATATTTATGACTTTGCATCGGCTGCAAACAAGAAGAGTCTCAAGAAATGGGAAATCGAACTGGGAATACACCATCAAGAATTGGGTTTTCCTTGGGATCAGCCCGTCCCCCAAGAGCTTTGGACAAAGGTGGCAGAGTATTGTGAGAATGACGTTGTGGCAGAAGAAGTGGTGTTTAATCACTTGTCGGGAGACTGGGCAGCAAGGAAAGTCATTGCTGAGCTAAGTGGTCTGACAGTCAATCACACCACCAACCAACATTCCACCAAGATCATATTCGGTGACAACAAGGATACTACGAAAGATCTTGTTTACACAGACTTATCAGTTATGTTTCCGGGCTACGTTTACGATTCTGGTAAAAGCACGTATCGTGGAGAAGAAGTTGGCGAGGGTGGCTATGTATATTCAGAACCCGGCATGTATGGCAATGTTGCTCTTCTGGACGTTGCGTCCATGCATCCAACAAGTATTGAACAGTTGAACTTGTTTGGAAAATACACGAAGAGGTTTAGCGATTTGAAGAAAGCCAGAATCGCAATCAAACGAAACAACAGGGAAGAGTTAAAAACTTTATTGGATGGCAGGCTTATGCCCTATTTAGACCGGGCAGACAGCGGTGAGTTTAGTCTGGGCGATTTGTCAAATGGCCTAAAAACAGTTCTCAATTCTGCTTATGGGCTCACTTATGCTCATCATGACAATCCCTTCAAAGACCCACGTAACGTAGATAACATTGTTGCAAAACGAGGTGCTCTGTTTATGGTGGATTTGAAGCATGCCCTTCAAGAACGCGGGTATCAGGTCGTTCACATAAAAACTGACTCTGTTAAAATTGCCGACGCAACGAAAGAAGCCATTGATTTCGTGCTTGACTTTGGGCATAAATATGGCTATGACTTCGAACACGAAGCCACTTATTCCAAGTTCTGTCTTGTGAACGATGCGGTTTATATCGCCCGCTACAAGGACGGAAAGAAAGCTGGAAAGTGGACTGCAACCGGAGCAGAATTTGCCCACTCATACGTGTTTAAATCGCTGTTCTCTAAAGAACCAATCGAATTCTCCGATCTCTGTGAAGACAAATCGGTAACCGGCAAATCTGCATTATATTTAGATATGAACGAAAATCTAGAAGAAGGAGAGCACAACTATTTGTTTGTAGGACGAGTAGGCTTATTCTGTCCAGTTGAACCAGGAACTGGTGGGGGTTTATTGATGAGAGAAAAAGAGGGAAAATATTACGCTGCTACCGGTTCAAAAGGATATCGGTGGTTAGAGGCAGAGATCGTAAAAGATCTAGGTATATCTGATCAAATTGACACTACGTATCATGAATCCCTTGTTGCTGACGCCATCGAACACATTTCCAAATTCGGAGACTTTGACAAGTTTGTCTCTGAGGAAAGCTAACAACAAGGAGTTCATCGTAACATGCTTGAATATAATATTAATCAAAGAGGGGCCGTCACTCAACTGACTTCCATAGATGGTTTTAACTTCATGGTAACATCTGACGTTCATTTTGACAGCGCTTTCTGCAATAGAAAACAGTTTTTCGAAGACCTTGACGTTGCCGTATCCAACGGTGCAAAGATTATTATCGTTGGTGATTTCTTTGACGGCATGCAGGGTCGCTTCGATCCTCGTAGAGATATGAGCAGTCTCCGCCCAGAATATCGAAGAGCGGACTATTACGATTACATTGTCGACGACGCCGTATGTCAGTTAAAGCGTTATGCCGAACACATCGTCATGGTGTGCGACGGGAATCACGAATCGTCAGTTCTAAAGAATGCCAACACAGATCTTACTGGACGTTTTGCTAGCGGTCTTAGTTGTGAGAACCATAAGGTTTATAGGGGTGGTTATGGGGGCATCATTCTTCTAAACCAAAGGAACTACGTCATTCCCGTAAAATACTTTCATGGATCGGGTGGGGAAGCCCCGGTAACGAGAGGAGCGATACAAACAAATCGTCAAGCAGTATTCTTGCCAGACTTTCAAATTGTTTTGAACGGTCATAGTCATCATATGTATTGGATACCGATCGTAAGAGAACGAGTTCTAGATAACGGAAGTCACTATTTTGACGTTCAACATCACGTTAGAACACCAGGCTATGCTATGACCTATGCTGACGGTTCTAGTGGTTGGGAAGTCACTCGAGGCGGAATTCCAAAACCTATCGGATCTTGGATATTAACCATAAACAACGGCGAAGTATTGCCAACACCGCTTATTCACGTACCCAAACCAGTTAGTCCAATCATCGATGTCTTCGACGGCGTCACGTTTCCACAGGAATAAAAAGGAGAAAAATATCATGCCCACATCAAAGTTAAAAGAAAAAAAACCGAGAATCCCCCCGCTCACAGTTCAAAACGCTCGTATTGTTTATCGAAATTTCAGCGGGACAGCAAGAACCTACAATGCAAAAGGCTTGCGCAATTTTCACGTTGTTCTCGAACCCGATCAGGCTCGTTCATTAGAGCGTGACGGATGGAACATTAAGTGGCCGAAACCTCGCGACGATGGGGAAGATCGAAAACCCACACTCAAGGTTTCCGTTCGTTTTGACAATTACCCGCCGCTCATTGTACAACTCACCCACCGGGGCCGGACAGAACTTGACGAGGAGACTGTAGGTCTTCTTGACAAAGCCGATATTGAGAATGTTGACTTGAAGATTACCGGTTCATATTACAGCATGGACGATGGTAAGTCTGGTTTTAAGGCATATCTTAGCCAGATGTTTGTTACCTTGTCCGAGAATGATCTTTTGGCCAAATACAGTGGAGTGTCGTCCGCCCGACCATCCATTGATGAAGATGCCGATTAATCTCTTCGATTACCAGAAGAAAGCAGTATCAGAACTTAAGACCGGCTCCATCCTTTGGGGTGGGGTCGGTTCTGGTAAGTCAATAACCGCTTTAGCTTATTACTATAGTATTGAGTGTGGCGGAACCATAGAACCCGAAATTACCAGCAGGAAAACAGAAATACCCTTGTATATCATAACTACACCGAGAAAGCGCGATGAGTTAGATTGGGATTCTGAAGCTTCTAATTTTGGTCTATCTAAAGGCACTCATTTCTTTGTCGATTCGTGGAACAACATAGCAAAGTACAAAGAGGTTACGGGCGCTTTCTTTATTTTTGACGAACAAAAAGTCGTTGGCTATGGCGCTTGGGTCAAGGCTTTTATCAAGATAACCAAATCAAACCGCTGGATTCTTTTGACGGCAACACCCGGCGACACTTGGATGGACTATTTGCCGGTGTTTATCGCTAATGGTTTTTATAGGAACAAATCAGATTTTGTTTCTCATCATGTAGTCTATAACACATATACCAATTATCCCAAAATAGATAGGTATGTGGAAGTAGGTCGATTGGAGAAACTAAAACGGAAAATCCTAGTCAAAATGGACTATCAGAAGAAAACAATAGACAATGTTGTCAAACTGGTAGTTCCCTACAACGAGAAGAAATTCAATCGAATCAAAGAAGATCATTGGAACCCGTTCAAAAATCGTCCGATTCAAACCGCTAGCGAATATTTTTATACCATGCGACAGGTTGTAAACAGCGATCCGAGTCGATTTGAAGCGATTCTTCAACTCTTAGAAAAGCACAAAAAGCTGATCGTTTTCTACAATTTCGACTATGAGCTGGATATACTAAGGAGATTAAACGACGTCTTGACAGTTCCCGTGGCAGAATACAATGGGCATATACATGAACCCCTGCCCGAAGGGGAAAGCTGGGTCTATCTTGCCCAATATTTGTCTGCGGGAGAGGCTTGGAATTGTGTGGAGACAAACACCGTAGTTTTATATTCCAGGAATTACTCGTACAAACAGACCATTCAGGCTATGGGACGGATTGATCGACAGAACACCCCATTTCTAAACCTATATTACTATTTCTTGACGTCTGAATCTTGGATCGACCTAGAGATTGGAAAGGCTTTTGGGAAGAAAAAAAACTTCAATGAAACCAAACATTACGATAAAACAATCTCGCGTCAGGAACATATGCTATAATAGAAGAAGAGTGGTCATCGGACTACACATCGCAGCTAATCACGCTCTTTGTAAGAGGGGATTACTCTTCTTTTATTTTTGCTCATGAGGAGTAAAAATAATGACACCAGAAGGTACATTTAAACTAAAACTTATACGTGAACTGGAGCAACTCTATCCAGGTGCTGTCATCTTAAAAAACGATGCTAATCGACACCAGGGAATTCCAGATCACCTAATTCTATATGGTCCACACTGGGCTGCGTTCGAAGCGAAAGCGTCTAGTCGTGCCAGTCATAGACCGAATCAGGACTATTTCATCGATTTGTTGAATGAAATGTCTTTCGCGTCCTTCGTTTATCCACAGAACAAGGAGAAATTTCTCGATGAACTTCAACAAGCATTACGACCTGGTCGGAGAGCACGCGTTCCTATCGGCTTCTAAATACCATTGGGTTAATTATAGCGAAGAAAAAATAAGCGTGGCTTACGCTAAATTTCTAGCTATACAAAAAGGAACAGAACTGCACGATTTTGCAAGTCGTTGCATCAGATTGAAACAGCGCTTACCAAAAAGCAAAGTGTCCTTAAACCAGTTTGTCAACGACGCTATTGGTTATAGGATGGCATCTGAGCAACCTCTGTTTTACTCTGTCAATGCTTTTGGCACTGCTGACGCTATATGTTTCAGAGATGATTGTCTGCGCATTCATGACTTGAAGACTGGGGTTTCTCCAGTTTCTATGAATCAACTAGAAATATATGCTGCATATTTTTGCCTCGAATACAAAATCAAACCCGAATCCATTTATATTGAGTTACGAATATATCAAGGGGACGAGGTTGTTGTACACAAACCAGAGCCAGATGATATTCGTAGCATCATGGACAAAATAGTTGACTTTGACAAAAGGATCGAACTAATAAAAGCAGAAGAAATGGAGGACTAAACCAATGACCTTCTTGAAACATATTGGGGTTAAACGTCGATCTGGTCGTTATCCTTGGGGATCTGGCGATGATCCAGAACAACGAAATCGATCGTTTTTGGGGTATGTTAAACAACTGCAAGACGAGGGGCTTAGTGAAGTTCAAATTGCTGAAGGTTTGGGAATGACTACCACGCAATTGCGAACTCGAAAATCGATAGCTAAATCGGAAACGAGAGCTGCTATGGCTGCTCAGGCGCAAAAGCTTAAAGAAAAGGGAATGTCCAATGTGGCCATAGGAAAACGGATGAAAATCAACGAGTCCTCGGTTAGATCTCTTTTAGATCCCGCACTACAAGCCCGTTCCGATATTGCAGTCTCAACAGCAAAAATGCTTAGGGATACAGTCGAGAAAAAAGGAGTGATTGACATCGGTGCTGGAATAGAAAACCATATCGGCATTACCAGAACAAAGCTCAACACGGCTGTCTCACTTCTAGAAGAAGAGGGATATAAAGTTCACTATGTTAAGGTTGAGCAATTGGGAACAGGAAAGTTTACAACGATCAAAGTGATTGCTCCTCCAGGAATGACATATTCTGAAATTTATAAAAATCGAGACAACATTAAAGGTATTACTGATTATTCAGAAGATGGTGGACGATCTTTTCTTGGATTAGAACCAATTAATAGCGTTAACGGTAAACGTGTTCTTATTCGATACGGCGAAGAAGGCGGATCAGATAAAGACGGAGTTATTGAATTGCGACGGGGCGTTGATGATATTTCCCTGGGAAGTGCAAAATACGCGCAAGTTCGTGTTGGTGTTGATGGAACCCACTACATGAAAGGCATGGCTATGTATGCTGACAAGCTGCCGCATGGGGTTGATATTATTTATAACACCAATAAACCAAAAGGAACTCCTCCTGAAAAAGTCTTTAAATCTATGAAAGAAGATCTCGACAATCCTTTTGGGACTGTGGTTCGTCAGAAACACTATGTCAATGCACAGGGAAAAAAACAGCTCTCCGCTCTCAACATTGTCAACGAAGAAGGTAGTTGGGGAGAATGGTCAAAAAGCATATCATCTCAAGTTCTATCCAAACAATCTCCTGCGCTAGCTAAGAAACAACTAGATATGGCGAGAAGTTTGAAACTTGAAGAATATGATGAAATACTTTCTTTAACTAACCCCGTTATCAAAAAAGCACTATTAAGAGAGTTCGCCGATGGTGCAGATGCAGCCGCTGTTCATTTGAAAGCCGCAGCCCTTCCGAGACAGTCATCACATGTTATTCTTCCATTTCCGACCATGAAAACCGGAGAGATATATGCGCCCAACTATCGAGATGGAGAATCAGTAGTTCTTATTCGACATCCCCACGGCGGAACATTTGAGATACCAGAACTTAGAGTTAACAATAGAAACTCGACTGCCAAATCTATAATAGGAAACGCCATAGATGCAGTTGGAATTCACCCCGATGTAGCTAAGAAGTTGTCGGGTGCTGACTTCGATGGTGACACTGTTTTGGTTATTCCCAATAACAGAAAAGAAATTATCACTTCGCCGTCATTGAGAGGTTTGGCTGATTTTGATCCTAAGATCGCATATCCTGCCTATGATGGTATGCCGAAGATGAGCAATCGAACAAAACAGATGCAGATGGGCGATGTGTCGAATCTGATCACAGACATGACGATTAAAGGTGCATCTGCTAATGAGATAGCAAGAGCAGTTCGACATTCTATGGTTGTAATTGATGCTGAAAAGCACCATCTTAATTATAAACAATCGGCTCTTGATAATGGC